AGGCATTTTCATCAATAAGTCCGCCATATTTTTTTATTTATAAATATCTAATTTTTTATTTTTTATTTCTAAAAGTTAACTTTTTTCTATTTACTTTTATTTTTTATTAAAATATACTTATATATTATAGGATATAATAAATATTATATAGTTTTATATATAAATACTAATATATCTCTTTTTTACCTTTATTTGTACTATAAATTGTTAAATTATCTTTTTTAACTCTTTTCTTAATTGTTTCTAAATTTTTAGGATCATCATCAGAAAAACCCATACTAAAGTATTTTTCTAATTTATTTTCACCTGATAAATCTTTTTTAATATTATATTTCTTTTTAATTACATTAGCTAATTTCTTACAGTAAGAATAAAATTCATTTAAAGCATCAACCTTTGCATCTTCAGGATTAGCAGCAGAACCAGAATCTCCAAAACTAACAGGATAAAATTTACAAAGAATTAGATAAGCATCAATCATTTCATCATCAGATAATAATGAGTCACCAGAAATATCTCTATATTTTTTAAGATTGTGAACCAATCTATTTTTACTTATTCCATTGAAATTGTTTTCAATATATTTTCTAACCCCCTCCCTTAAAGTATTTGGATTATGCCCCCTTGCAGTTATAATTGAAAATATAGATCCGCTATTAATTGCTTCTTTAAAATCATCAAATGCTGGACCAATTTTTGCAATCATAATATCTTCAACAAATTGACTATCACCTTCAGTTCTAAATTGTCTAAACGGATTATTTGCATAATTAACTATTGTTGCACCTCTATATTCAAACTCTGATGAACCTATTTGACTTCTATATTTAGCAAAATCATGTGTTGACATTCCAACTTCTTCTCCTTCATTATCAATTAATATGATTTCTGTTGGCATATAAACAATATTGTCATCCCAATCAAAAGCATAATACTTCATATCAGGTGTACTGTTTTCTTCAAAATTTTCTACAATTATCATTTTACTTTTTATAATAAATATTCTTTTTTTTGGAAAATACAAGATAAGTATATATCTTTGCATCAACAAAAAAACAAAAGATGAAAATCATAACAACCATCCAACCTTTACTTCAAGACAAATTGGAATTTAATCCAAGTGAAACTATGAAATGGCTAACTTACAATCAACCTATATTCTGGTCATTTGGTGTATCAAAAACAATAAATGTAAATAACAAAGGATTACTAATTAGAGTATCTGCAAGAAGGCATACGGGTTGGATTTTAATCACCTTAAATGGTAGTGATTTATATGATGTTCATTTATTAAATACTTTGGGTAAAGTTAAAAAAGTAATAGAAGATGTATATTGTGATACTTTATTAGATGTAATAGATGATTCAATAGAAAGAATACCTGAATACACAATTTGATTACAAAACCCCCATTCTTTAATTAGTTTGGGGGTTTTTTCTTTACTTTATTTATTATTTTTTTTATTTTTTTCATAAAATATTTAATGAAAAGAAGTAGGCAAAAAACAAATAGCAAAGGCTTTGGAATATATTTAGTTATAGGAATATGGGGTTTATTTTTATTAGGCTTTATTTACTCCCCAAAGAAACCAAAAGAAAATATAAAAGAATTATCTTCAGTTATAAAAATTGAAACTCTATATGTTGAAAAAGTATTACTTGAAAAAGTTGAATCAAAACCAGTTAAAGTTGAGAATAAAATTGATAAATATGCTTATGCTGGTAGATCTTATGGTTATGACAAACGCAACTTAAATAGAGAACAATTACAGAAATATCTTGAAAAAAATGGTTTTAGGAATTTAAAAAATACCAATCTATTTAAGATGAGAAGAATATGGATGGCATACAACTATGAACCTATGCTTATGAATGTTCACCTAATCACAGATTTCCCCTTATCAATGATATATTCATTCTTTATAATTGAAGCAACAAACAAAGGTATTGAAACAAATCTTTGGAGATTACACGCAAATGCAGGTGGGGGTAAAGCCATAAAAGGTTATGGTACTGTAACTTACAAAACAAGGGAAGTTATTAAAGGTAAAAATAAAATGATAAATGCTAAGTTTTATAGTGCCAACTCAACTGAACAAGGCATTGAAGCCTGGGCCAAAATACTAAACTCTGGTAGATATTATGATTGTAAAAAAGCAAATTATAAACTACCTAAGAAAGATTTATATGAAAGCATTTGCAAGTGTGTGTATGAATCAGGATATCACACAGACCCAAAATATAAATTTAGAGCAGAATTTATGGCAGAATTTTGGAGAATAAAAAATGAAAACTTCCCAATAGAAGAGTTCTAAAAAAAAACAACCCCCTCACCTCAATGTAGAAGTGGGGGTTAATGTTGTAAAAATCCATCATTATTGCCAATTATGGTATTTAATGATGGAAATATCCAACATTATATGTCTTCAAATGAAGCACCAGTAGATTGATTTTTATTACTTTGATTTAATTTTAATTCAAATTTCAATGAACCACAATCCCATATTTTATCATACCCATTTTCAAACATTATTTCAGATTCAGTTTTATTTATATCAAAACCTTCTTTAACCAATACATTTTTTCTAAATTGATATCTATGTAATCTATTTTGATAATTTTTCTTATAAACATACCAGTAATTTGGGGGAGTTTTTGAAGCAAAATCAAAATTGTTTTTCTTATAAATATTATTATCAATATCAATACCTGACCATCTTATATCAGCATATGATATAATTCTACTTGGGTTATATTCTTTAATAAAAAACTTCAAACATTTACCAAAACCCCCAATAACGGATGTGTTAATTATGGAGCAGGATCTATATAATTCATAAGAATTTTTATCCTTATCCATTCTTGGTTTTCCAAATGTTGAAACAAAAACCAATTTATCATCATAATATAATCCAATTTTTATTTTTGATGATATGCCACCTTGGATATGATTTTCATTTAAAAAATTTGAAACATCTTCATTTGATATATCCCTAACCTCTGTCTTTCTTCCTGGTATAACCATTGGGGATTTCCCAATTGATGCCATAATCTTTGATTCAACAATTTCTGGCTTACAAATAATTTCATCTTCAAAAATGTGAATTAATTTTATGTTTTTATTTTTGCATAAATTTGTTTTATTTATATGATAACCTTTTAATTTTCCTCCCCCATATTCTGAATGGTAATAATTACCATTTAATTCAAATGCTATATTATGTTGGGGTAAAAAATAATCTAATTCAAATGGTTTAATTATTGTTCTATTGTTTTTAATAAACTCAATATTATATTTATTCATTATTTCTTCAAAAAAAACATTTAAACTATTATTGTTAACAATTGGATAACAAACTGGGCATTTTATTACATAATTTCTAAAATATTGAGTATGCTCAAATATGCTATTGCATTTTGTACATTTTAATTGTGCCACACCTTTTGATTCAATTTCATCATTTAATAAAATTAAATCCAAATTAATCATTCTATTCCTAATATTTTCTAATCGTATTTTACCTTGTTTTTCCTTATAATGATTAGATTGTTGATATGTTTTTGTCCCATATTTTTCTAAAATATGAGCCTTCATATTATCTTTTGTTTTTTGTAGTTTAAGTGAACTATCAACACCATATCTATCTAGCATTGTTTTCTTCACTTTATCTTTAAATTCATCCAATCTTAAATGAAATCCGCCATATTTTTCATTCAAAGTAGTATTAAATTTATCTCTATTATTATAATTTCCATCACCATACTTTTCAAGTTTTGTCTGACTTCTCTTAGCAATAATTTCATCTTTATTCAATTCAATAGTTGCTTTCATTGATGAAATTGTCCTATTCTTTTCATTTTCATTTTTCATATAATGATCAAATCCATATCTTTCAATTGAAGTTTGTTTTATTTTATGTTTAACAGATTCAAGTTGAAAACTATGCTCAACACCATATTTTTCTACCATTGCTTTTTTACCTAAATCAAGTCTATTCTGTTTATTAACATCTATTAACCCCCATTCTTTTCTACATTCATCTGAACATAATTTATTAGGTTGTATTTTTCTAACCTCAAATTCATTATTACAATGAACACAATTTCTTTTTTCCCAATACTTTGGATTTTTTTCTTTATTTTCCATCTACTAGTTCTTTTGAATATAAATATACTAAAATAAATCAAAAAACAAAACCCCCAAATCTAATTAAAGAAATGAGGGTTTTGTTGTAAATATCAATCATTATAAACCATTATGGTATTTAACGATGGATATAATCATCATTATTATATATCTTCAAATGATGCACCAGTAGGGGTTATCACAAATTCTAAGGAAATAAATTCAAGTGACCTTGTAGGTTTAATATATATTTTTCCACTCATTGTATTTCTATCTATATCCTCTGGGTCAGATGAAACGGTAACACGGAAATCAGTAAGACCACGATCCCTTCTAATGCCATCTAAGATTGGATTTACTGTATCCAAAAACTGTTGGCGGACTATCTGGTCATTTTGTTCAAAAAGTAGCCTCACAGCCACCGCAGAGATTAATTTACGTGCTTGTAATAATAGCCTTCTAACATTAAGTCTATTTAATGCAGATTCTCTAACTTGCAATGTTTTATTACCCCATATTACAGTATTCACATCAGAAAATGTTGCAATTGGATTTATTCTACCTTGATATAAAACATCTCTCTCATCTTGAGTTAATTTAAGCCTTGCCTTAACAGAGTTAACCAAACCTCTACTATAACCAGCTGATGCAAACCAAGGGAATGAAACATTATCAGTCAATGCCAAATTTCTACATACCTCACCGGTTGGGGGAATATAAACTTGTGTATTGTTTGTTGTATCCCTAACTAAAATCCAAGGGTAATATGTGGCTGTATAATTTGAATCAATGTTTGTTTCTTCCAAGGATACAATTGATTCTTGGGGATAAATATATGCTTTTGTGTCTGTGTCTAATAAATCTGCATCAGGTGTTGTTGTTATATAAATTGAGTCTGCTCTATCATTCTCAACCATATCAATGGCTGCTTCAACCAAATTGCTATTATTAACATAATCAATACCAGGTGTAACAAATACATTAATGTTGACTGATTCAGGGTTGCTATATGTTAAAACGCCTTTTAAATAAGCATAATAATCTGTTGTAGCAAAATCCATTGTACCATCACCTTCAACAATTTGTTTAAATGTTCCTTGTCCTGTTGCAGAAGCATATCTACCAGAAACACTTTTTGCACCTCTCATATAACCAGTTCCACCAAGTATATATTCATCACCATTTGTTCTTTTCTCATTATAGATATCCCAACCATCAAATCCACCTTCAAACATTAATGTGAATTTTCTTGCATACAAATAGTAATAAGCATTTGTATTACTTTCTGGCTCTGAATTGAAACTAGAAACCCCAACATTAAATGCTGTTTCACCACTTGATAAGTAAGAGTTTACTATTGTAACAACTGTTGCACCTGAATCCATATGGAAACCTTTTGTTATAACATTCCAATCTGTGCTATCAGATATAATACTTGTTGGATTTTGTTTTCCTTTATATGAAAAGAATGAGTTGTCATAACCAAATGATGTTGAAAATCCAAGATAAGTTCTTTTTACATTATCTGATGTAACTACGTTACTTGTTGCAAATGGTTGATTATATACAGTTTGATTGTTGTAATAATACTGTGTTTTATACAATGGCCCAGGTGTTCTACTTGAACCATATTTCCTATGCTGATAACCCATAAATCCACAAGGTAGTGCATCATTTGGATATTCTTCAGACATTTCAATCATAATATATTTTGAAACCAAGTTGTACTCTCCATCGCTAGTTCCTATCTTCTTACCAATAAAACTATTTGTAGTTTCATCTAGTGTACAATTTGTATATTTCTCAAGAACAACCGGGGCTGAATCTGAATCATAAAAACTTCTAACTAATACATCAAATGTTCTATTCTTAAATGACATATTAACAATAGAAACTTTAACCTCTGTATTTGCACTTGACCCATCAGATATTGAAATGAACTTAAATAAGTTATAAACTTTGTTACCCCTTAATTCAGAAACAACATATGGCGTTTCTGGGGATTGGTATTTCTCCAAGTACCAACCAATTGAATCAACACTACCACTTCTAGCACTATTTAAATAAGTTAAATTTGCTCTTAAACCTCTAATATATCCCATCTTATACATTTGGTTTAGTAAGTTAGGGTAATGCTCCTCAACAAAAACTGGGGTTTCAGATTTAGGTTTTCCAAAATTATCAGTACCTAAAACATTTGTAATATAGTTTGAATTAGTATCTTTTAATGAAACATTAAATGTAAAGTTTTTATTTTCAGTAGTGTTTCCACTTAATACAAAATTACCATAGGGGTCTAAATTAATTTGTGAACTATTGTTTGTGTCAACTTTTAATGTGTTACCAGTTAAAGAATAAATTGGTCCATGTTCAGTTGATGAGTAATTTGTCATACCTCTTGACCTAATAGTTGCAATAACCACATTGTCATAACTAACATATGTTTTTCCAGTAAATTCATAAATAGCACCTATTGCTGTTCCTGAAAAACTATTGGCTGTATTGCCTTGAATAAATGAAGAAAAATAATAATAGACTGAATACCCTGAAAAATTACCATTACCTAAATTTGTAAATGTTGAATACTCCCAAGGGAAATTTTGGGATTGTGGTGTTCCATTAGAATTTAATGGAATTATAGTATTATAATAATTATATGTTGTACCTGATGTGAATGGTGAACCAATATTTGTGTTATAATCGCCTGCAGGTATTGAGCCATAATATTGTGTTTGTGCTGACAATGATCTAGTTAAATAGACATCATTTGAAAATGATTTTAAATCATCATAAAATGTTGATGTAGTACCATTAGCACCTTGATATGTGTCTCCTGTGAATTTAGTTAATGATATGTAATTGTTGTTAGATAAATTTATCAAAAAATTATTAGAACTTCCTGTGAAATTTATAATGAAATTCTCACTTGTGTTATTGTATTTGATTGTACTATATTCACAATTACCAATAGTTGTTATTGACCATGATGGACCAGCATCATAACCAGATAAACCTAAAATTCTAGTCACATACAATTGATTTGATTGTTGCAAATATGATTTTGCAATGTAAGCAGATTCATATTTTGGTATTTGAGTATTTATATATTTTTCAGGAGAAGTACCCCCAAAATATGTTTGATACTCATCATAACTTGAAATAAATATAGGTTCAAAAGCTGGACCCTTCAAGGTTTCGCCAACCATACCTAATGTTGTAACACCAACACTTTGTGAAACAAATGTTAAATCTGTTTCTGAAGTATATACACCTGGTGATACAAATACTTTTTGATTTGCCATAATTTTATTTAATTTTATTTATATAAATATCTAAAAAAAAATGAAAAAGACATTTTACTTTTTTTTGTTTGGAATATACATGTAAATTGTTTTAAAATTATTATTTAATGTTAAAGTATTTGATTGATTAGTAATTTGAGCCTTTAAAAAAATCTCTTTGGTTTCATTTTTGATTTGATTATTTTTTGTTTCCATATTTTTATAATTTTAAATTTATGTAGGACAACCTAAATTAAATGTCCAAATGTTTAATTGTGCACAAGAATATACTTCAACTATGGCTAATTGTGTTGTTGTATTTTTTGAGAATGTAAAAGAACCTTCATTTATGGAATTTACAAATGGATAACCATCCGGGGCTGCATCTGTTGTATTTATATTTGGATAAACTATTCCTGTTATAGGGTCAATCTTACCCATTAGATGTTCTGTGAAGTTTTCCCTATACATTTCATTATAATTGTAAACAAATGATCCTACATATCCTGTGTCTAATTTTATTGTATTATCATAATATAATATAAATCTATCTGCAATAGTATATGCACTATAATAGAATGTCACTGAACCAGTGCTTGACCCAAGATTTACTCTTAAATTATATGGGTAAATTTCAGGACCATTATAATCAATTGTTGTATTACATATTGTACCAGGAGTTGGTGTTATTGATGGTGTTGGTGTTGGTGTTATTGATTGTGTTATTGTTGGAGTTGGTGTTGGTGTTGGACTAATACAAGGTGTTATATCAATAGATGTGGGGACAATTAAACTATAATTTGTTTTATATTTAGATGAATATATATTATATGTGCCACTAATACTATTAGAACCAGGTATTACTAATACATTAAAAGGAATTGTTTTTTCCCCCAAGTTAATTGTTTGGTTTTCTTGGGTGATAGAAACAAATACTACCTCATTCAAAAGATTATCACTAACTATTTTTACGCCACAAGCCATTATAATATTTCATAATTTAAATCATTTATTGGAATGCTTTCAACTACATTCACGCTTGGCACTTGGTTTCCCAATTCTGTTTCAAATACTTGACTTATTCTATTTATTGCTGGTTTAACTTCAAATTCTTCCTCATCAATTAAAAATCCAAGCATAATAAAATCATAAGATTGAATGTAAAATTTTCTACTATCTACATTTATTGAAGACTCATCTTGAGTATTATTTAATAATATTGGAATATAATGTCCATTTATTGTGGTGTATGCTTGTCTTGATGAAAATGTTTGTAATATTTTTCTATTTAAAATATTTAAATCTCTAATTCTATTTGAGATTAGTTTAAAACTATAATTAATATCAATTGGAACTGGTTGTGGTATTGAATAAACGTCATAACCATTTCTTTGACCATCCCATGTTGGTACACTTGCAAAATAAAATGGCTTCCTATTTGGAATGGTGTATAGGGTTGAAGGGTTTGTACCATATTTTGCATCATTCATTCTTATTAAAGTGCTAAATGGAGGCATAGGGTTGTTGTCGTCATCAATGAATGTCCAAGTTTCTGTATATTGTGACCAGTTTTGTGTGCTAAGTATCTTATCTAATGTTGGTATTATCTTGCCATCTGATTTTATTTCCAACTCATTTTTTACAAAATTAAGCATTCCCCTATCCAAGTCATCATGTAATAATGATTTGGGCAAATAAGTTCCATTTTCAGTTATCTTATCCAATAACTCCTCTCTTCTTTCAAGGAGAGTTTTATCATATGTGATATCCAAATTTGTTTTTATCTTCTTAGGTAATGGCATATTATTTTTTTAAATCAACTTCATTATTATGCCAACATTTATGGCATATATAAGGATCATCACCACCTTCTGATAATTTCCAAGACCAACCACACTTGTCACAAATAACTTTCTTTTTTGTTACAATTTCAATAATTGTATTTAATTGTGCTTCTGTTATATGTATTTTGCTCATAATCCTCTAAATTCATTTTTATTAACAAATGTTGCAATAACTGACCGGTAGAATGGTTTATAACCAGCATAGGTGTGTTTATTATCCATATTAACAATTCCATCATCAATCACAGAATAATATCTAACTTTATCTTCTGTTACATAATATCCTAAATAATCACCTTTTAATAATTCAACTTTCAAATCATCAAGTTGTTTTTGATAAAATGAGAATTTCATATTCCCAGGCTCTTTCTGCTCAACTTTGGAGGTTCCAAGTTGTTTTAAACTTGATTCTGTGATTTGGACAATTCCTTTCACTTCAACTGGGGGCATAAAAACAATTCCATCTTTTGGTGCTTCACCATATATGTCATCCTTCTTTGTTTTTTTTCTATCTATTCTATATAAAACAACACTCATATTTAAATCATCACCCAAATATTCCATTCCCATTTCAATATCCAAATTGAAATCTTGTTCTCCAAAAAACTTACCAACTCTTGTTATGGGTACTAACTTTGCCATTGTTTTAATTTTATTATATAAATATAAACTATATTGATAAATTGATAAATAAATGATATAATTATATGTAATATATAATATAATGGCTAAAAAAAAATTAACAATAAATGAAGCATTAGACCTGTTAAAAGACTATAAAGGGAGTAATAATTACTTAATTAATATACAGAGTTTATACTTTAACAAACCTGAATTTAATTTGACTGACAGCCAGATTGAATATATATCCTTGTTTTATGATACTATTCCAAAAGTTGCAAAGAAATGGGTTCAATTGGATTCATATTATGCAAGAATGATTGCTGATGACAAATTGTTATTGAATGTTCCAACTAAAATGTGGGTTGAGAAATTATTGGTTGAAAAGGAAAAGTCTTACCAAATTTTTGGTAAATTTTTTGATAATGATAATTTATCAATTTATTGGATTCCAAAAGATGCAATTGTTGTGGATAAAACAAATAAAAATGTTGTGGTTGATTTTGAAAAGTATTCCCATAGAATGCCATTTGAACATCAAAAGGAGGCAATTATAAAACTACTTGAGAATAATAAATTTATTTTGGCAGATGACATGGGTTTGGGCAAAACTTCTGCTGCCATTGTGGCTTCAATTGAAGCAAAGCCAAACAAAACATTGGTAATATGCCCTGCAAGTTTGAAACAAAACTGGAAAAGGGAAATTGAAAACTATACAGACAAACCAATTTATATTTGTGAAGGAAAAAAATATGAAGATTCTGCTAATTATGTCATAATTAATTATGATATTATGAAAAATTTTCATTCATTAAAATCAAAAGAAGAAACAATAATTCAAAAATCAAAATTTGATTTGGTTATAATTGATGAATCTCATTATATTAAATCACCACAAGCATCCAGAACCAAATTAATAAATGATATTTGCAAAGATATAAATAAAATTTGGTTATTAACTGGAACACCATTAACATCAAGACCTATTGATTACTTTAATTTATTGTCATTGGTTGATAGCCCTGTTTCAAGAAATTGGATGGCCTATGTTAGGAGGTATTGCGCAGGATATCAATTCACTGTTGGGATGAACAAGGTTTGGAATGTGAATGGTGCATCAAATTTGGATGAATTACGGGAGAGAACATCACCTTTATTATTAAGACGTTTAAAAGAGAATGTGTTGGATTTACCAGAAAAGATAATAACACCAGTTTATTTAACATTAAAATCAAAAGAATATGAAAATGTAATGGGTGAATATTTTGATTGGGTCAAGAATAATCCAAAGGAATCAAAATCATTGAGCGTTCAATTCACCAAACTTATGAAAGTAAGACAAATTATTGCTGATGAAAAGGTTAAGAATACCATAGAATTGATTCAGAATACCTTAGAACAAGAAAGGAAGGTCATTGTGTTCTCAAACTTTACAGACTCATTAAACAAGATATACGAGCATTTTAAAAAAAATGCAGTTAAATTAGATGGAAGTTCAACAACAAAACAACGCCAAGATAGTGTAGATAAGTTCCAAAATGAAGATAAAATTAAAGTGTTTGTTGGAAACATAAAGGCAGCAGGTGTTGGAATTACATTAACAAGTGGTGATGTTGTTATCTTTAATGATTTATCTTTTGTTCCAGCTGATCATAGCCAAGCAGAAGATAGAGCATATAGAATTGGTCAAAAAAACTCTGTATCTGTATTATACCCAATATTTGAGAATACCATTGAGGGAATTATATATGATATGTTGGATAGAAAGAAAAAGATTATATCAACAGTATTGGGTGATAATTTAATTGAAGGAGATGTAAGTGAAGATATTTTAACACAAATATTAAATTTT